CAAGGAGGTCTTCAAAAAAGATTTACGGCTGTCAACTTTTTACCGGTTGACTTCAGGGGAGCCTTGCCACGAAGTGCAAGGGACAGCCTTGGCCGTCCCCTGACCTTATCACCTTTTTATGCCCCTGCAATCCTCCGGGTTTGTCTGGCTGATACCTGACGACCTAAGCCTGTATTCGCTCCGGCCTGTCTTCCTGCATTTGCTCCAGCTCCACCGATTGTGAATCCTGTTCCTTTTCTCAACTTCGGATATTTTTGATCTCTTAATGAAAGCGCTTTTGTTTGTTCGATTTCATTTTTGCCTCGAACTTGAATCGCTCTGACGTTAATCTTTTTGCCTTGCTTAACTTCGCGCCTTCCGTCCTTTTCTTCTGCCTTTTTCATCTGTTCTAATCTGCTTTGGATTTTCCAAGCCCAGTTCTTTCTGAAGCTTGAATTGAATGTTGCATCGAATCCGCCGCGTACTCCTTTCCGTTCTTCTTTTAATGCTCTTTCACATGCTTCGATTAAATAGGCTGAATACAAATCAATCTGCTTTCTGTTTCCTTTTGTCGCGAAGATGTCAAAGCATTTTCCTTTGTCGCTGTTCTCGATAACTAATTTTCCATTGAAGAAATCAACGCAAGCGCTAACGATAATTTGTTCATGTGGTTTGACTCTTGAAAAATGCTGATGGCCTTTTTCATCTGTCCATGTCCAATTGATCGCTTCTTTCAATGTTGGATCTTCGATCCCTTCTTCAACTCTTTTTTCAAGTTGGTCTTTTGTGATTCCGCGCTTTAAAAGTTGTTCTTCAAGTTTTGCTTCTGCAACTGCGCTTTCATTTTTATTCGTGCTGTTGGTCATTCCCAACAACTTAGATAAGAATTGAAATGAGTCGGTCATGTTGTTCGGTTGGTTCTTTTGAAAAGTGTCAGTGACGAGCTGACTTAATTAGTATACATCTTTATCTACTGGCTGTCAATTATCCCGCGGACGTTGTTCCCTTCCTTTTAATCTTAATAAGAATCAGTTTGTTTCAAATTTAATCAGTGCCGTCTATAGTGACAGCATGGCGAAAAAGCCCGCAAAAAAAGCAACCAATATTGAAATAGATAAGCGCGTCCATCGTGTTTATGATCTTTTATTACGCGGACATAATAAAACTCAAATAGTCCGATACTGCGCGGAAAATTTCAAGGTCTCACTTCGACAGACGGAAGAATATCTTCAACGCGCTCGCGTTCTTCAGTCCATTGATTGTGAAATGGAGCGCCCGCAATTTCTCCTTGCCGCAATAGCACGTCTTCAGGATTACGAGCGCCGAGCTTCAGAAGATAACAATCTTCTCATTGCTATGAAGTCCTTAGAACTTCAAGCCAAGCTCCTACGCTTTGAAATGTCTGTATGAGTTCCCTTATTGAATCGGTCTGTAAGAAAGAAAGTGTTTTTGATTTTATTACTCCGCCAGATCCAACACGTTCGGCCGATATTTTAAAACGAATACAGGCGGATCTTCATACAGGCCAAGCTCGTTTCTTTGAAGATACAACCACAGAAATTCTTGGGCTTTGTGCTGGTTATGGGTCGGGAAAAAGTTTCGCCTTGTTTGCTAAATGCGTTCAGCTCGCGATCTTAAATATGGGATATACCGGGTGTGTTTTTGAGCCGACCAATGTTCTTGTCCGCGATATTTTCATCCGGGGCTTTAATGAATTTTTAGAGCAATATGGAATTTCTTACAGCTTCAGGGCGTCACCGTTGCCCGAATATACTTTGCACCTAGAAAAGCCGACGACGCTTCTCTGTCGGTCTTTTGAAAATTACAATCGGATCGTTGGTTTAAATCTTTCGCATGTAATTTGCGACGAGTTAGACGTCGTGGCAGAGGCAACTTGTCAGCAAGCCTTTCCAAGAATCCTTGCACGTTTAAGAGATGGAAATGTAAGGCAATTTGCAGCCGCTTCAACTCCTGAAGGTTTCAGGTTTTTTTATAACACTTTCGGAACAGAAGAAGCGCAAGCGCGAACAGATCGGAAGCTCGTCAAGATGACCACTTACGAGAACAAGCACCTCCCAAAAGATTTCATCGACCGTTTAGAGGCTAATTATGAGCCGGCTCTTTTAAAGAGTTATCTCTTAGGTGAATTTGTGAACATAACTCAAGGGACTGTATACACAAGATTTGACAGAGAAAAACATTTAACAACCGAGATACCCGACTTAACAAATGAAATAATTCACGTCGGGATCGACTTTAATATCGGCAAAATGTCCGGAATCTTGGGCGTTATTAAAAACGAAGAACTCTACATATTCGATGAAATTAGAGCATATGACACCGACGAATTGGGAAAAACTATCAGGGCGAAATTTCCCCGAGCCACGGTTTACGGATACCCTGACGCAAGCGGCGGAGCAAGATCTACTAATTCCAGCAAAACCGACATCCAAATTCTCAGCAACTACAAAATATATAACCAGTCCGGGGCGTCGAATCCGGCTATTGCTGACCGCGTTAATGCTGTTCAAGCATTGTTGGAAAATGGTAAAGGCCAAATTCGTTTCCATATTCACCCGCGATGCAAAGAAATGATCAAGTCCTTAGAACTGCAAAGTTACGACGACAAGGGCCAACCTTCGAAAGATTCGGGGCATGATCATTACGCCGATGCTTTGGGATATATCATTTGGAGGCGCTTCAATCCTTTACATCTAAACGCAGGAAAATCAACAGGTATTAGGATTTATTGATGAGTACAATTAAGATGATGTTCATAACGTCCAGAGGATTAACCAGTGTATAGCGGTTACAACATTTACGAGCATAGAAGACAGCCCAACGATGGAGGGATTGAGCAACCTTGTCAGGCTTATTTAGATCAAGAAGTTTATTGGGAAGTCATTGAAGATTTGCTAACAGGTTCGCAGGGCATCAGGGCGAAGCATCGGAAATACTTACCACAAATGGAGCGCGAGGACGAAAGAAGTTATGACCGCAGGTTAAGCCGTTCTGTTTGTCCTCCTTATTACGAACGAATCGAAAAGCTATTGGCGGGGATGCTAATAAGAAAGCCGATCAGAACGAATGATGTACCGCCGCGAATAATTGAAGATTTATTTGATGTGGATATGCAAGGCGGAAACGAATTGTCAGTATGGGCCTATACCTGCGCGAGGACGATATTACGCTATGGCCACGCGGGCGTTTTGGTTGAGGCCGACAAGAACGGCGGGCGTCCTTATTGGGTGACATATAGCCCTCGGGAAATTCTCGGATGGCGTTCAGAAATTATTGACGGCGCTCGTAAATTTACACAATTAAGGCTCTTGGAAAAGGTCGTCGAGCCTGATGGAGAATATTCAGAAACTACCGTCGAGCAAGTTCGTCTATTAACTCCGGGCGCTTTTGAAATACACAGAAGGAACAAACAGGGTGAGTTCACTTTGCACGAAGAAGGAACGACAAGCCTTTCTGAAATTCCTTTTGCTGTTGCTTATTCCAATAGGGTTAATTTCATGGAGTCGCGTCCGCCCCTTGGCGACATCGCTCAACTTAATGTTCTCTCGTATCAAAATGGCTCTGATGTTTCGAACCAGCTCCATATTTCAGCGGTTCCGATGTTGGCCTTTTTTGGATTCCCTCAAAGTGCGGAGGAAGTAAGCGCCGGGCCAAGTGAAGCGTTAAGCCTTCCAACTGATTCAGATGCGCGATTTATTGAACCAGAAGGAAAATCTTTTGATGCACAATTTACGCAATTGGATCGAATTGAAAAGCAGATAAACGAGTTGGGCATGGCGGCCATACTGGGAACCAAGTTAAAAAATGTCGGGGAAAGTTCAAAGGCGAAGGAAATCGACAGAAGTCAAGGCGACTCCACTATGAAAGTCGTGGCGCAACAGCTACAGGATTTGATTGATAACTGTCTCATGTATCACGCGAAATATTTAAACCTTTCGCAGTCTGGCAATTGTTTCGTCAATCGGGACTTCCTCGGTTCACGTTTAGATCCTCAAGAAATCAACAGTCTTAAGGAGCTATGGACAAGCGGAGCGATTACACAGGAAACCTTATTGAAGCAATTGGAAGCGGGTGAAGTGTTGGGTGATGATTTTGAAATCGAAGAAGAATTATTAGCTGTCCAGCAAGAAGGATTAACAGCAATGGAAGAAGAAGCGCCAATTCCTGAAGCTAACGAAGATGAAGACGAGGAATCTGCGGAGCCTGAAGATGTAGACCAAGAAGATTAAAGTAAATGGCTCCTAAAATAAAAGCGCCTATTTTTGGAACTGTTGACCGTGGAAAAGTCGGGGCCGAGGTTCCTTATTCTGATCTAATTCCGGAGACTTACTTTCGTAATTCTCTGGACTTAAATCGGTTTGAAAATAAAGTTTCAAAAGAATTAATTCAGTCTTACAACCGGATAATTATTGATTCGGTTCGAAAGCTTGAAGCAATAGAAAGACTGCCAAAAGCAAGCCAACCCAAATACACGGCGGCTCGTTTACGTTCGTTATTAGCCCAGACGAAGAAAAGTCTTGAAGGTTGGTCGAATAGTAGTTCAAGGGAATTAATAAAAGATTTGGATGGAATTGCAAAGCTTCAGTCTGAATTTGTAGAAGAACAATTAAAAAAAGTTTTACCTGCGGGGATGCGTTCCTCGGTTCGTTCTGTTGAAGTGTCTCCGAAGTTTGCCGAGGCCGTTGTCAGAAATAAAGCAACTGATATAAATGCAAACGTTCTTAGTGATGATTTACAGGCGGCCGTTAAGGGCGTTGATGGGTTAAGGCAGGCGCAGGGGAGTTTTAATTTAACCGCAAAAATGGGTTCAAAAATAACCCTACCTAATGGCGATATTGTCAGCAAAGCCTTCAGAGGATTAGCAGAAAAGAACGCTGATTTATTTGGGCGTACGATTCGCGACGGTTTACTTTCAGGCGAAACAACTCAACAGGTCGGGCGGCGTCTTCTGGGTCAATTGTATTTTGGAGAAAAAGCAAGGACAGCGAAACAGCTCGCGTTGGCAGGTGGGGAAGCGACCCGGATGGCTAACCACCAAATTTCAACGCTTGTTCGTACTTCAATTCAACAGGTCAGCGATACAGCCGCGCAGTCGGTTTATAAACAAAACAGCGATATTACACAAAGTTATAAATGGTTGGCGACGTTAGACAGCAGGACCGCGCCGCAATGTATGGCGCTCGATCAGAAAGTTTTTAAATATGGTCAGGGACCGACACCGCCGCAACATTTCAATTGCAGATGCCGGACTGTTGCAACTATTGATTATGAAGGCTTAGACATCCCGCCGCCAAACTTTACGAGAAGCACAAGGTCCGCTGTTGGTGGGCCTGTTCCAACTGGGACTTCTTACGGGTCTTGGTTACAAAAACAACCGCCTCAGATGCGGGCTAAAATATTAGGCGGAAAAGAAGTCACGCTTGCAAGTGGAAAGAAAGCATGGCGGGGTAAGTTTCAATACTTCGATAAGTTGTCGAAGAAGGTTGGCCCAGATCAGGCCATTGCAAAATTTGTAAGTTCTGATGGAAGTGAAAAGAGCCTGAAGCAATTGCAGAAAACTTATGGCAAGCCGTCAAATATAAAACCAAAAGCGCAAATAAAACCACCTTCAAAAGCTTTAATTGCTAAAGAAGGAAAATATATGACTAAGGCGGAAAAGGCGGGAACAGTAAAATATAAACCTTTGACAGCAGAACAGAAAAAGTTAATTGATAAATCAGTCGAAGAAACTAAATTTAAAAAGTCTGTTCAAGATGTTGTTCCTGAAGTTGCTACGTTCGACAAACTTCCTAAAGGTGAACAAGGCACAATCAAATTCCTTGATAATTTAAAACTGAACACTGAGGCAGAACAAAAATATTGGAAATCAGCTAAAGCTTTTAATTCGAAGTACATTCCTAAAGATCAATTAAAAACAATTACACCAAAGCAGTTGGCTCGTAGGATCGAAGACGACAAGATTGCAAAACTACAAAAGAAATTTGATAACAAAGTCAAGAAAGCTTTACAACCTAAGAAAGAAATTAAGAAACGAGATTTAAGAAAATGGGACGATCCAAGTTTCCTTGACAAGAAACTTGCAGGTGAATCAAAAACAAGTGCAGTTCGTAAGAGTTCAGGCTTAGGCAAGAAAAAGTCTGATGATTTATTCTTCAAGCCAAAACCAGAAGAAGTTGGTTTAACAAAAGCCCAATTCACGAGAGTAGAAACAACTATCGGAGAATGGGCGGGGAATGATTATGTTCAGCTCAGGGGTGTTCAATTAAATCAGGCTCAAGCCGTTGGCGCTCAATTAAATCCTGCTCAAGTTAAGCATTTAAAACGATTTAGAGATGTAAGGGCTAGAACTGAAGGAGTGAGGAATCAGTGGGCTAGATATGCTGACCAAATGGAAGATTATATTGCTAAGGCTCCAAAGTGGAAAGGGAAACCCCAAGGATTGATGGCAGGGAATAAGGATATAAATGTCGATGGAACAATTTTTAGGGGGATGGGTTTTCAAGATAGAAAAGTCGTTGAATCAGTTATTGAGTCTTACAAAAGAGGTGATGCTAGTTTGACGATGGAAAGTTGGACAGCTAACAGAAATATTGCAAGCGGGTTTTCTGGTGGAACGGGTTCGCCTCATTCTGTAATGGTTAAACAAGTGAACAAGCATGGAACTTCCATCGAACCTTGGAATGGTTTGCAAGAAAGAGAAATTCTTCAACCTAGAGGGGTTCGTTATAAAGTTGTGTCTTCAGAAACAAAAGTGTGGACTGAAAGAGGTGTCGAAAATTCTTTAACCGAAATAACTTTAGAAGCTTATTAATAGGCTTCGGGTGGTCTTCCTTCAAGATGAATAACTTTTGTTCCGGCCTTTTCCATATCTTTTAAGACTTCTTCGTCTGTTCTATTGTCTTCAGGGTCTATTGAGTAACCCATACTAAGGTCTGTAAAACGGGCAGAGCCTTCCTGCGCTTTTTTAGCCATAATGGGTTCATCTTTGGTTCGTTTCTATCATGGCACGCAAAAGGAAAAAGGGGAAGGGTGCAAAGAAGAAGGGCTATTGTTAGTATATAAATGCAACCCTGCGGGTTTTCATGTCAGACGAACAAAATCGCGAAGCTGCGCCGAGCGATTCAAATCAAGCCAGTGTCGAAGAATTACAAGCTTTAGTTAAAAAGCTTGAAAGTCGTATTGATGCGACCGACATCAAGAACAAGGAACTCCTAGAAGAAAAAAGGAAGTTTAAAAAGGTCGAAGAAACTCTTTCGGGTTTACCTGAAGGAACCGACATCAATGAATTATTAACCTTTAAACAGCAAAGCGAACAAGCGGAGTTGGAACGTAAAGGGAAATACAGCGAAGCCCTAACAGCAAGGGAGGAACAATTCAGGGAAAGGGAGGCAAAGCAAAAAGAAGCAATTCAAGAGCTTGAATCCAAAGTTAAAAATCTTGAGTTAATCAATCCAGCCGTTCAAGCTTTATCTGAAGTCGTTCGAGATCCTGATCTCGTTTTGAATAATTTCCTGCCTAAAGAAAAGATCGAAATGAAAGACGGCGTTCCTGTTGTCATTGATGGATACGACAGACCACCCGTTACCGAGTGGATCAAAAATAAACTCGTCGAAGATAAGCGTGATTATTTATTAAAAGATCCTTCACCTCAAGGAAGCGGAGCGCCAGCAAGTCGAAGTTCTGCTTCTGGCAATGCTGCGGGCATTGATTCCGACCTAATGAAAAGGCTTGCTAATGGCGAGCATGATGTTGAACACGATATTTATAAAAGATATGGTCGTGACGCTTGGTTAAAGGCTAAGGACATAATTTCTGCAAACAAATAAGATAACGCGCTAATATAGTCGGTAACAGTTTCAAGGCTGCGCTGCGGACTGTAGCCCTGCGGGCGAATAATACACTTTCATAGATTTCGGCAATGGCCACGCTTAGAAGCGACGTCATTATCCCCGAGGTGTTTGAGAGCTACGTCAATGAAGAGACAACAAAAAAGGATGCCTTCTTGGCGTCTGGTGTTGTTCAACCAATGGCGCAGCTCAACGCATCCGAGGATGGTGGTGATTTCGTTAATGTTCCTTTTTGGAATGCGAACCTTAACAGCACATTCAAGGTTTTAACAGACAGTACTTCTCTTGTTCCTGAGAAGATCACAGCAGACAAGCAAGTCGCAGCGGTTTTACATCGTGGCGATGCGTTCGAAGCGAGAGATTTAGCAGCATTAGCGGCTGGCTCTGATCCTCTTAAGGCAGTTGGTACAAAGCTTGCTTCTTATATTGCTCACGAACGTCAGAAGGATTTATTAAATACTTTGGCGGGTGTGTTTGGTGATCTTTCTGCTCTTAATGCAGGAAACACCGCTTTCTCTGATTTAGCTGTTGATGCTTTAGCAGGTGATACAAGAACAGCACTAAGCCCCGGCCATATTGCAAAGGCAAAGGCAAAGCTTGGCGATCAAGGCGGAAAGCTTACTTCCATTTGTGTTCACAGCAACGTTTTCTACGATTTGCTAGAACGCAAAATGGTCGATTTTGTCCTTGCGAGTGATACCAATGCAAGTGCAACTGCTTCAGGTGGTTCAATTGCTGCGGCTTACGGTGGAGAAGGTACTGTTCCTAAGTACTGCGGTTTGAACGTTATTGTTTCTGATGACGTAACAACTAAAGGCTCTGGAGCTTCGACAGTTTATGCGACCTATCTCTTTGCTAACGGTTCAGTAGGTAGCGGCCAACAGGCAGGACTCAAAACAGAATTTGACAGGGACATCCTTGCAAAGTCTGATGCTATGAGTTTCGACCTTCACTACATTTATCATCCAATCGGATCTAAGTGGGCAGTTACTACGGCGAATCCTACAGCCAGCCAGCTATCGACAGTTACTAACTGGTCGAAGGTATACGAAACCAAGAACATTGGAATCGTAAGAGTGTCCAACTTATCCAATATGGACTAATGGCTAGTATTTTCCAACTTGAGAATCCTGTTTTTGGCAGAGAGAATTCAAGCGTTGAACTTGTCGCAGCGTCCGACGCTGACACAACTTTGACAGCAGCTCAGTCTGTAAACAGCCTTGTCGTAATGACTCCTACAGGTGGCAAAGATGTCACCACAGCAACAGCAGCGGAAATCGTTGCCGAGCTTGGGTCTGGTGTTCGTATTGGTACCACTTTCTCAATCACTTTGAGAAATCAGGCGGCCTCTACTCACGCGATGACTTTGGTAGGAGGAACAGGCGTTACTCTTGACGGTGATAACACAAACACCGCAGCAGCAGCAGCAACACGCGCTTTCTTAGGACGTGTTACAGCTATTGCAAGCGGCTCTGAAGCGATCACTGTTTACTCTGGCGTAACTTCTGCCCACTAATGGGATTATTCGCATTTAGGCGAAGGCAAGCAGAATTGGAGGCCGCTTCGACGGCTTCCTGTTCTACTGTCAAGGCAAAGCCAAAACGTAAAAGAAAAACCAAGCCTTTAACAAATGGCAATAACGATTCATCACACAGTCGGGGCATCGAACGCGAACAGTTATCTGTCG